AGGTGGTTATGAATTAGCAAATAAAATATTTGGTAGATCAGCGAATCCTTACTTAGAAGTTTTATATGGTGGCCCACAGTTAAGAACATTCACATATAGTTTTAAATTTGCGCCTAAGAACGAAAAAGAAAGAGATAATGTGCAAAAGATTATACAATTGTTTAGATTTCATTCAGCACCTGAAATGAAAAACGATCATAATATGTTTCTAGGTTTACCATCAGAGTTTGATATTCATTATATGTATCAAGCAGAAGATGGTGTTGCAAATGAAAATCTATACTATCCTAAAATAGCAACTTGTGTATTACAAAGTGTGAACACAAACTTTACGCCAAATGGTGTTCGAAGTCATGCTGATGGTTCACCAGTCGTAATTACTATGGATTTACAGTTTTTAGAAACAGAAATGATTACAAAAGATCATATACAAGAGGGATTCTAATGAGTTATTTTAACTATTTTCCTTTATTAGCGTATGATGTTGACGGTAGTAAAAACTATAAACTTCTTACAAATATTCTTAAACGAGTTAAAATAAGATCAGCAATCAAAGACGGCACATTAATATTTGATAAGTATGATGTTAAGTATGGTGAGAATCCTGAAGATGTCGCATACAAATATTACAATAATTCAGAATATCATTGGATTGTACTAATGGTCAACAATATAACAGATAGATATTATGAATGGCCGATGACTGATCCACAGTTCGAAGCATTCTTAACAGACAAATATGGTGCAGGTAACGAGGATGCAACACATCATCATGAACTAGCACAAACAAGTGGTCCTACATCATCTAGTGATGATTCACATATGTTAGAAGTCAATTCAGACACAGAGAACGCAACAACAATTACAAATAGAGAATTTGAAGAAAGAGAACAAAATAAGTTAAGACAAATTAGACTATTAGACAGACGATTCTTATCACAATTTGTTGAAGAATTTGAAAAACTAATACAGGAATAATATCATGCCAAATCCATACCTTGATTATCCAGGGGATTACAATCTAAACAAAATAGAGATCATTACTGCCACAGGTGAAGTATTACCTTTGCGTATGGGTATGATTGTAGAACTGAATGTTTTTGAAGATATCGAGAGTAGTGCGTTGACAGGTTCTATGGTGATGATAGATTCAAGTAATATTATATCAAATGCGCCACTACAAGGTAATGAAAGACTAGTATTTAAACTATCAACGCCTGTTAGTGAATATGATGAGAGAGTTGCAATAGACGCCAGCGAAGAAACAGGTTATCCTTTTCATATTTACGCAATTAAAAAGAGAGTAATACAGAGTGAGACTTTATCATCTTATAATATACAGTTTTGTTCAAGAGAATTACTTAGAAATACGAGAACAAGAGTAAGCAGAGCGTATGAGGGTGAAGTGCATCAAGCAGCAATTAAAATATTGCGTGATAAGAATGGTTTAGATTCTAAAAAGAGATTGCGTTATGAACCTACAAAGAATAAAGAAAAGTTAGTCATACCGAATATGCGACCATTCAGAGCATTAGACATAGTGTCAAAGAAAGCATTATCTAAAAATTCAGAAGCTTCAGGTTATTATTTTTACGAGACAACAAAAGGTTTTAATTTTCGTAGTTATGAGAGTATGTTAACTACGCAAGGTAAGTATGGAAGATTACCTAAACTAACATTAGGTTATCAACCAAAGGCATTACCAGTTCAAGATCGAAAGAATTACAATATGCACAATGTTGATTCTTATGAGTTTTTACAACACTTTGATACACTATCGCAACAATCTATGGGCACATATTCATCTAGAGTGATTACATATAGTATCTACGATAAGAACTATAATATCTCAGATTTTAGTTATCACGACCAATTCTTCAAACATTTTCATGCTGATCAAATGTCAGATTCGTCTAGTCGTAACTATCATATTGGCGATTCGCCAGTAGATTTTGATTCACGATTAGGTGGTAATGTACCAGGGCGTATTGGTGACAAGACAGTAAGTGATTATCATGAAAGTAAAGTTATATTATATCCTTCAAGAAGATTCTTACATGATGATGAGCCAGATGTATTTACAAAAAAAGAAGGTATCAATGAGGCAATTAAACTATCACAAGCAAATCAAGTATCTAATTCTACGATATTGAAAGTAGTCATGCCTGGTCATAGTTATGTAGAAGCAGGTGATATTGTCGAGTTTAAACTACCAAGTTTAGAACGCAACAAGGGAGAATATTCAAATAATACATTTGACGAGAAGTATTCGGGTCGTTATCTAGTCGCAAAACTTCGACATAGACTAATTAAACAAGAATATCGTATGGTATTAGAACTAGTTAAAGATTCAGTCGCAAAACCATATATCAAAGGTAATATTAACTATAAAGGTAAACCACCAGTCGAGAGAGGCACAATCGATATCTATCAAGAAGATCAAAGATTCAATTACTTCGCCGTATAATCTCATACCTACAGTTTCTAGAAGATTTTTCCTAGCAGGTATCGCCACAATAATCGAGAGAGGTCGCTCAGAGTATCAGTATAAATAGTCCTAGAGTATGAAACAATATCGCTTGACAAGACCCTTTACATATGTTAAAGATAGAATACTACGGCTATTCGAAGGTCGCAGTTATGACATATCTAAGGGGGATTCGTGTACACCATGGTCGAATATGCTTGACAATCATGAACATTTACATTATAGTAATCGTCATGGATTACATCTGAATCCGTCAAAAAGCGTAGGCAAAAAAGGTAAGTAAATCAACAATTATGTATAGTATAGAGTATGTATGGTATCACATAAACCACCTCTTTTGTCAAGCAAAAAAATGCCTGAAAATACTATGGTCCGAACGGATTAAATACCGCAAGGCATCGGCAGGAGAAAAAAAATAATGACACAAAATTTCATGGGCAAAGATGGTTTTCAATGGTTCGTGGGTGTCGTAGAAGATCGACAAGACCCACAGAAACTAGGGCGAGTGAGAGTTCGTTGTCTAGGGTATCATACAGAGATACACGAAGATTTAAAGACAGCAGACTTACCCTGGGCTCACCCAATGAATCCTATTACGAGTGCGACTGTATCAGGCATAGGGCAGACGCCGCTGGGACCTGTCGAAGGCACATGGGTCGTGGGTTTCTTTTCAGATGGTGCAGACGCTCAACAGCCTATCATTATGGGGACTTTGCCTGGCGTTCCGAACGAGTTGCCTACAAAGGACGGCTCTAAGGGTTTTCAAGATCGTCTGAACGCAAACTATCCGAAGTATAAGAACGAACCTGACACAAATCGATTGGCAGTCAATGATGAAGAAAACCCTCACCCTACGCTGACACTACGAAAAGCAGATCGAGATATAGCAGTCGGCGTTGCGAATACAGACATTACGACCGTTGTTGACGATATCGTACAAGCTGATCAGAGTGCCTTTTGGGATGAGCCCGAGACCACATATGCTGCTAAATACCCTTTTAATCATGTAATGGAGACAGAGGGCGGCCATCTACGAGAATATGACGATACAGTAGGGGCCAAGCGAATACATGAACGCCACAGCTCAGGCACAGGCTACGAGATATTTGATGACGGCACAAAGATTACAAGAGTAAAGAAAGACAACTATAACATTGTATCTGCTGACGAATACTGCCATATACAAGGGACAGCAAGAGAAACAATAGACGGCGGCTTACGAGTAAAGGTCAACAATAATGCTCAGGCAAGTAATAACTATGCAATCGAAGTAGGCTCAGGTGCAAATGTTACAATCGAAGTACAAAATGGGGATATTAATCTGATTAGTCAACTAGGCGATGTCAATCTCAAGGCAGGTAAGAACATGAACATAGATGTTGCTCAGGCGCTGAACATTAAAGTAGGTGGTGCGATTACAGAGACATCTAAGAGTAAAACAGAGAGTGCAGAGGGCACACATCAAATGAACGCAACACTACAGGATATAAACGGCAACAAGATAGAACTAAACTAGGACAGTCTAGTTTAACTACTGTAAGGGATCTGTTTGCAAATACATAACATACCTCCTGAAACAACTAAATATTAATGACAGACTTCTAAACTAGGAAGTTCCTGTTTAGGAGTTTATTCAAATTTTTTTGGAAAAAGGAGAATATATGACAACTGCTTATGACGCCAGAGCACAAGCTCTACATAGAAATCTAGATAAACAAATCGAGAATCTAGAACGAAAGAACTATCACAATAGAGAATTAATTACAGACCTCAAAAAACAAAAACTCAAAGTTAAAGATCGTTTACATAGTATGTCTTTACGAGAGAGTAGAAAGAGCAAAAAAGAAACGCAGGCGAGGTATAAGAATATACAGTTAGAATTATTTAATAAGGGGAAGGAAATTGTTACATAAGATAAGTGATTTTATATCAAAGATACGAGTTATCAAAGATAAGGCAGATCAACTAGAGACTATGAAGTATGGAGTACCAAAAGCGTCTCAGTCTGCGATTGACAATATGATACAAGACATACAGGCCATGTGCTATATGATTAGTCAAGATCGAAGCGAATATAATCGTGTAGAAGAAGTTGATGACAAGATAGCAAAAGATGACGGTGGCTGGTAAAGAAATAGTACATACAAGAGAGGTGACCTGTGGAGAAGCAGAAGATCACCCTCTTGTATATTATGTGATCGGTAAGAAGAACGAGGTCACTTGTGGGTATTGCAACAAGACCTTTGTCTATGTTGAAACTCAGCCAAAAGGCGTGGAAAAAATCTAAAAAAAATTTTCTGTTATAAATAGTAGTATGAAAAGTTTTAAAGAAAGAGAGCGTATTGACTATATTTGTGAGACTTGTGATCTTTACGAAGATTTAGAAATAACTGAAGCTGAATACGAAGGTAAGAAGGTAAAGTTAAATGATCCAATACGAACTAACGAAGTACCTACTAAAAAATTCAAAGTCTATGTCAAAGATGGCGATAAAGTCAAAGTAGTGCGTTTTGGTTTTCCTGGTATGGAGATCAAACGAGACGATCCTGGTAGGCGTAAAAACTTTCGTGCAAGACATAATTGTGATAATCCAGGACCAAAAACAAAAGCAAGATACTGGTCATGTTTTCAATGGCGTGCTGGTGCAAAAGTCGATAACTAATTGAGCGCTTGTTTCTCTTTATTGCTAGCATTGTCTATGCACATTGGTCTTGAAAACGACTACAATCAAATACATCCTCATGCTCGTTGCGAAATGGCAAACGATATTCTCTATGGTGCATACTACAATAGCGAAGAACGAGTAAGTTTATATTTTGGTAAAACAATTGATAATGTAGAAAGAGGTTGGGATATGGAGTATGGTCTTACAACTGGTTACTCTGGTTATCCTCTTGTACCAATGTGGCGATTCGTTCACGAAGATGGTATTTTTATTGCACCTGCTTACGAACACGAAGAAGAAAACTACGGTGTTGTAATCGGTTATGAGATCAATTTCTCAAATTAAGAGGGGTACTATCATACAGACGCACCTCAAGAAACCGCCTAGGCGGCGGCTATGAGATACTTTTTTTCTAGAAATTTTCTAATATAGATGTCTATACAAGAATGAGTGATTTTTTCCGTTAAACGAGGCACGATCTAATTGCCTCATTCTATAATCTAAATCAGCGTGATCTTTTGATTTTGCTAAATAGTTTTCGATTATTTGTTCTCTTGATTGATACAAATTAAAGTTTTTAATCCATTCTAAAAGTTCTTTTACCATAGACATACTCTTTTACTTGCCCAGCCAGATGTGCCGCCTGCAAGTGCTATTCTTAAAAGATTTAGATTTGAAAACTTAAAACTTGTAGAAACTTTTGTTCCTGCCCATATTGGTTTTCTCATTAGTTAAACTCCTTCTTTTTTGTTTTGATTATATAAGTGTTGATTAAGTTCTTCTTGCCACCTTGAGCCATATTCAACTCTGAAAAAGCGAATAAGATTTGGATCCACAGAACCAAAGTTATTAAAAACAAAAATTTTACCCAAAGATGCAAAGAGATTGACGATTGATTGCATAATATTCCTTTCATTCACAAATATATAGATGACTTCGCCATCGGTTTGTGTTGTTAGTCCTATACAGCTATTATGCGTTTTTGAGATGGCGGGAGTGAAGGGACTCGAACCCTCGGCCTCTTCCGTGACAGGGAAGCGTTCTAACCAAACTGAACTACACCCCCAAATGTGAGGATCTTAATTTTTATAAGTACTCATGTGCGTCCCTCCAAGAACCAACCTAAGCTAGCTTGGAACCAGAGATCAGTTGTAGAAGAAAAGATAATATATCTACAAGTATATTAGGATTCATATGTACAATAAATCCACCGACAATCATACCTAGAATAAACTTAAACATTTTTATACTTCTCAATCAAGGGTGATTGCAAAGGCGAATCATCTTGATAATGGTCTTGTGAAAGTTGAATGATTGCATAGTGTATTACTTTCATCAAATCATTCTTATTACGACCTTCTTTCTTGCCGTATCTTTGAGCATACTTTAAAATGTTGCCCATACAGAAACCTGTGCCATGACCTTGGTCAATGATAATTTCAGTTGCCTGATAGTTTTTTGTTTTAGCATAATGTGAATCATATGTTTTATTAATATAATCCATTACATCATTAACTATCACATTTTCACTAAATTTATATTTTGGCATTAATGTAGTCCTTTCATAATTGTTTTTTGTTTTGTTGTTAGTTTTGGATTTAAATGCACTCTTACTTTGTTTTGTATTCTAGATGGTGACACACCTATCATGGTGCAGTAGTTTATAAAGACATCATGATCCTCATTATCTGTATTGAGTAACCAATCCATAGCGTCAACTTTATGCTTTAGATATTTTTTACTCTTACCTGTATAAGAGGCATCTTCAACTGCCTGTGTTAATATAGCGGTAATAAATTTTTCTTCGCCTATCATTATATGTCCTTTTCAATCTGAGAGAAGTATGCCCAATATTGGTCACCATTCTCTGTTACATAACCTATAGAGCCATTATAACCCATGTCGGTATCGTATATCTGTGTTTGTATACCATTCTCACCAGCAGGATCATTTGTCAATAGTGAAAGAGATATATCAGTTATTTTACCTGATCTAAAACTACCTCTATTATTTACGGTTACTTCATCATCTATTTTAATAATCATAATTACTATCCTTCTCAATTAAGTTTGTTTCAATGTTTATTGATAATTTATTCGCTAGTTCTGGCCATTTCTCTGCAAGAACTTTAGCAAATAAATCTCTTTGTTTTAAATTCATGCGAGCAATAGTCTCAACTGTATTGTCAACCATCACTTCACTCATTACTTCATTTGCATCTACCATTTTTTTCTCCTCTCTATTTTAGATATAATGGTCCAGTCCATTGTATAGGATAATTACCTTGTAGCACATTACCTCTTGGTTGATTTAGTGCAGGTGCTTTCCAACTTGCGGCTTTTAGAACATCACCTTCTTTGAAATGTTTAAATGCTTTCTTTACTATGAAAGAATGAACAGAATGTTTAGCACAAATTTTGATAAACTTTGGTCCTTCTTTTACAGACCATGAGTTAGCAAATTCTTCTCTCATATTTTTATTATCACAATCTTGATTGTAATCTTCAATAGAAGCATTAATTAAGTTTTGAATACCGTCTTTGATATTCTGTGCAGGTTCTACTCTAATCATTACTGTAATACCTCCATACTTTTTTGATTTAACGAATCTGAAAGATAACAGTATAGGTCACCTTCAAGACTATATTCATCAAAACCTATAAGGTCCCAATTAACATCTGATTTTTTAGCCATATCAACTGCCTGATCGACAGAGATAGTTCTACTTTTTACTTTTGATTCTAGATTGTCTAGATATTCTTCAGCACAATCTTGTGCCCATTGTTTCACTTTACCCATTATTATACTCCTTTGATTGATTAATTAATGCAAGAATCATAAACACGATTCCTACGATTGCAAAAATAAAACATCCGACCCAATTATTGCCTGATGTTTCTAGAGTAGAGCCGTCAATTGACCCTACAGCGAATAACATAGAAAAAATTCCTAAGATAGAAAATAAGACAGTCATTAAGCAACTGCCTTCATAAGAGAGTAAGGCACTCTCCAGTTATTTAAATTCTTAGTAGAATTATCGTAAACTTGAACAACTGCTTTTGCAGGGTTCATCTTTTGAATAACACCTACTCTTTGTAGCCCACTATTCATTTTACCAAACATAACTCTCTGACCTACATGAAATTTTGTAGAAGAAAGAACAGAAGTCCTTTTACGATTCTGTTTTATAGCGTCAATAATCAAGTTGATTTCTTTATCGTTCATACTTTTAACAGCATTAACAACTTGCATAAGGTCTTGATATTTCATAATGTATTATATCCTTTCGATTATGTGTCCATTATACACGAAAAAAAGCATATTGCAAGAAAAAAATGGATTATTCCATAAAATAAAACCCTTATTTTTCAACAATTTAGGGGCGCACTCTGTCGCTGTCTTAAAAACCCTTATTTTCTGCGTTTTTTCATTCATTATGTACAAGCTAACACGAAAAAAGCGTAATGTCAAGAAAAAAATGGCGAAAAAACCCCTTATTTTCTGCGATTTTGTGGAATAATCGTTTTTTTTATCGGAATAATCTTCATTCCTAAGATTTGTTTAAGTGATTTTGTTCTTTTTTTGTTCTTTTTCTTTCGAATCATAAAATTTTTATCTAATTATACAATATTTTAAAGGTTTTGTAAAGCACTTATAAATAGTTTATGTAAAAAACAAAGGAAAATCAAAATGTACGAGTATAAATGCAAAATTAGAAAAGTTGTTGACGGTGATACCGTTGATATCGACATAGATTTAGGTTTTGGTATCTGGCTCAATGATGAAAGAGTAAGAATTATGGGCATTGATACTCCTGAATCAAGAACTAGCGATCCTGTCGAAAAGATTTTTGGTCTAGCTGCAAAAGAAAGAGTAAAACATCTACTTGGTGCTGAATCAACTTTGATATCAAAAGTTAAAGGTGATGGTAACGAGGAAATGAGAGGAAAGTTTGGTCGTATCTTAGGTGATTTTACACTTAACGATGGTGATACACTAACATCTAAACTTATGAGTGAAGGCCATGCTGTTGCATACAATGGTGGCAACAAGGAAAAAATTCAACCTAAGCATGTAGAGAACAGAAACAAATTGGTCAGCGAAGGTAAAGTTGATATGCAAGGATTAGAAATAACTAAACCTGCTTTAGTTCAAAAACCTATCGTTGAAGAACCTGTTGTTGAAGAAGTTTCAGCACCAGTTAAGAAAACAAAAAAGGCTACAAAGAAAAAGGCAAGTAAATGAAAATTTTAGAACTATTAGGTTTGAAAAAGAAAGTTGAAGAACCTAAAAAGAAAAAAGCACCTGTTGTAAAAAAGAAAAAGAAAAAAGCAACTAAGAAGAAAAAATAATGCCAGCAGCACAAAGAGATGGTGACGCTAATTCTGCAGGTGGTGTTGTATCATCTAGTAGTAGTGTTAAAGTGAATGGTAAAGATATCACAACAAATGGTGATAGTGTTTCTTCTCACGCACCATTTATATCACCTCATGTAGCTGCTACAACAGCAAATGGTAGTTCTACTGTTTTTGCTGAAGGTATTGCTGTAAACAGAACAGGTGATAATGACACTTGTGCCCACCCTAGAGCAGGTGGATCTGGTAATGTAAATGTTGGTGGATAGAATATAAATATATCAAAGGAGAGATTGTAAATGTCAAGATATGACGCCACACAAACAAATGAAAGTTTAAGAAGTGCTAGAATATACAAAGATTTAGATTTAGACTTTCAAAAAAATACTGCTACAAAAGATATTCAAAAACTTACTGATATCGAAGCAGTAAAAAGAAGTGTGAGAAATCTTATCAAACTTAATCATTATGAAAAACCTTTTCGTCCTGAAATAGGATCAAATTTAAGAGCGATGTTATTTGAAAATATCACTCCACAAGTTAATCATGCTATTTCTAAACAAATAGATTTATTAATTAGAAACTATGAACCAAGATGTAGATTGGTTCAACTTAATGTTCAACCAGATGTAGATAGAAATGGATACAGAGCTTCAATATCTTTTTTTGTTGTAAATCATCCAGAGAGAGTTGAAGTAGAAACATTTTTAGAAAGACTAAGATAAGATGGCAACCAAATTAGAAATATCAGATTTAGATTTTGATGGTATCAAAACTAATCTAAAAAACTTTTTATCACAACAAGATGAGTTTAGAGATTACGATTTTGAAGGATCTGGTATGTCAGTTCTTTTAGATTTATTAGCATACAATACACACTATCTTGGATACAATGCCAACATGGTAGCAAACGAAATGTTTTTAGATAGTGCTGATTTAAGATCAAGTGTAGTTTCAAAAGCAAAACAAGTTGGATACACACCAACAAGTTCAACATCTGCTGATGCTTTTGTAGATGTTGTTGTTAATAATGCCACAGGCTCCTCTCTTACAATGTCAAGAGGGACAAAATTTACAACAACTGTAAATAGCATTTCATATTCTTTTGTGAACAATACTGAATTAACTATTACACCTTCAGATGGTGTTTATAAATTTAGTAATGTAAAGTTAAATGAAGGAACACTTTTAAATTTTAAATATACAGCTAATACATCAGATACAGATCAAAGATTTATTATACCAAACAATAATGTAGATACAAATACACTAACTGTTAAAGTTCAAGAATCATCATCAGATACTACTACAAATACATACACACTTGCAACTGGTATTACAGCATTAGATTCTACATCTAAAGTTTATTTTTTACAAGAAGTAGAGAATGGTAGATTTGAAGTTTACTTTGGTGATGGTGTTTTAGGAAAAGCAATTGCCGATGGTAATATTGTTATCTTTGATTATGTCGTATGTAATCGAAATGCACCTAACGGCGCCACAACCTTCACACTATCAGGCACAGTTGGAGGATTTTCAAGTGCAACTGTAACAACAATTTCAAATGCTACTAATGGTGCAGGACCAGAATCAATTGAATCAATTAAGTTTAACGCACCAAGAGATTACACTTCACAAGATAGAGCAGTCACAGCTGATGATTACAAAGTTTTAGTAAAAAGTTTATATGCAAATGCTCAATCAGTACAAGTTTATGGCGGTGAAGATGCTGCCACACCAGAGTATGGTAAAGTTTTTATTTCAATCAAAGCAAAATCAGGATCTAACTTAACAGAATCTACAAAAGCAAGTATCGTAACTAGTCTTAAACAGTTTGCTGTTGCTTCTGTGAGACCTGTAATTATAGATCCAGAGACAACATTCATAACTCTTGATACAGCATTTAAATATGATAGCACAGCAACAACAAAAGGTGCTAGTACGCTTGAAACAAATGTATTAAACACAATTGCTAATTATGGCACAAACACTTTAGAAAATTTTACTGGTGTTTTTAGACACTCAAAATTATTAGAAAACATTAACAATGCTGATACATCTATTTTAAGTAATATCACAACTGTTAAAATGTACAAAACAATCACACCTACTTTAAACTCAGCACTTAAATATACAGTATCATTTAATAACGCATTTTTTAATCCACATAGTGGTCACAATGCAGCTGCTGGTGGCGTGATATCATCAACTGGTTTTAAAATTAGTAATGATAGTTCTACAAATGAACATTTCTTAGATGATGATGGTGCAGGTAATTTAAGAGTTTACTATTTAAGTGGTACTACAAGAATATACACAAGTTCAACTTTTGGTACTGTTAATTATACAACTGGTGAGGTGATTTTAACATCAGCAAATATTACAAGTATATCAAATGTAGATGGTGCTGCTAGCACATTAATAAGAGTTTTTGCTATACCAAATTCTAACGATATCGTGCCTGTTCGTAATCAAGTATTACAAATAGATACAGCAAACTCAACTGTAAGTGCTGATATAGATACTGTTGAAAGTGGTTCTTCTCAGGCAGGAACAACTTACACAACAACTAGTAGTTATTCATCATACTAATGGATAACAATGACAGACTTTAAAAAAACAAATAAGAAAAAATTATCAAATCTTGTAAAAGAACAACTACCTAGTTTTGTTCTAGAAGATCATCCACAGTTTGCTGAGTTTGTATCTGCTTATTATCTTTTTTTAGAATCTGCTGAACTTCAAATATCCTCTTTTACTGCTGTTGATAATATCCTTTTAGAGGGTGAAGGAACAACTGATAATTTTGTTTTATTAGAAAGAACAGATAGTTTTGGCTTAGATGCTAATGATAAACTCGTTCAAGAAGAACTTACATTTTCAGGAACATTTCAAAAGAAGGAAGTAATCACTGGTGCCACATCAGGTGCAACAGCGACAATTCTTGCTGAAGATTTTGCTAATTCAAAATATATAATATCTGCCAACAATGGTTTTATCACAGGTGAAACTGTAACTGGTGCCACATCAGGTGCAACTGGTATCGTTGGTAGATATCGTGCAAATCCTATTGAGAACATTCAACAGTTTTTAAATTATTCTGATCCAGATCATACGATATCTGATTTCTTAACACAAATGAAGGAAGAGTTTCTTAAAACTATTCCTACAAATACTGACAGTAGCGTTAATAGAAGAAAATTAATAAAGAACATAAAAACATTATACAGATCAAAAGGTACTGATAAAGCTCATCAAGTATTTTTTAGATTATTATTTAATGAAAGTTCAGAAATTTACAAACCAACAGTTGATATGTTGCGAATATCAGATGGTAAATTTTCTACAAATAATTTTCTTCGTTGCACACAAACAGCAGCACAAGCAATTGACAATCCTATATTTTTAATTGGTCAAGAAATAAAACAAACAAATGATCCTGCTGATGAAAATGTAAATGAAGCAACAGCAATTGTAGAAAATATCACAAGATTCCAAGAAGGTTCAGTAGTTGTAACCGAAGTAGAAATCAACGCAGAAACAACAACTGGTACTTTTGTAAATGGTCAAACAGTTTCAGGTATTAGTAATATAGATTCTGACAATCTCATAAATTTGACAATCAGTCAAGCTGTATCATCAACTACAATTACAAATGATGGTGGCACTTTAACAGTAGGTGATGAAGCAACAATATCAGGTGGTGCAGGGACTGGTGCTCGTATTCAGGTAGATGATATATCTGGTGGTGGTGTTGATGAGGTCATTGTTAATGTTGCTGGCACAGGATATGAGATAGGTGATACAATCACTTTCAGTTCAGGAACAGCAGAAGCAAAAGTCGCTGTTGTTGGTGGTGGTTTTGCACCAGAAACAGGAAGTGTTCCTATTCATGTAGAGTTAGAATCAGGAACAATCACAGGTGGTGGTTCTGGTGATTTGTTACTCGAAGATTTTTCTGATGGAACTATTGGTAAGTTTTTAGATTCTGCTTCACAAGAAGTTGAAAATGAAATTAGATTTGAATTAGAAAATGAAGTTGGTCATTTATTGGCTGAAGATGATGATAATCAAGTTTCAGATACATTTTTTATTTTAAATCAAGAATCAAAATTAAATGTTCCTTATGATATCGAAGAAGATGAACATATCATATTAGAAGATTCTATATCTAAAGTAGGAACAATTGGCGATAAAATAGTTCAAGAGAATGGCACAGGTGTTGGTGATATAACTGACATACGAATGATTGCAAGTGGTGGTGGATACACTACATTACCTACTGCAACAATTACAGTTGGTGATAGATTTATAGGATTAGAATCACAAACAAATCTACAAAGACTAGCTGTTATAGAATTAGAAAGTAGTCCTGGTTCTGATGGTCAACCAGATCATTTAGAGTTTCAAAGAAATACTGGTAATATTTTAGATGAACAAGAAACCACAGTTGCTGTCGAGGGTGATGGTACAGGTGCAGGTAGAATAGAATTAGAAAGTGGTGGTAATATATTAAATGAAACTTTTGATGGTGCAAATGCAACTGTCATACCTTACGGTGCTGAGATAGGTCGTGCAACATCATTAGGTATTATTGAACATGGTATTAATTTTACATCAGCACCAACTTTAGTGTTTCCACATTATGCTGTTGTCAAATCAGCTTCAGGTACAATAACTGAAGATGAAACATTTACAAGTAATGTAAGTGGTGCAACAGGAACAGTAGTAGATTTTACAGCACCTCTTTTAAAATACACAGTTACATCAGGTGTATTAGAAGTAGGTGATACGGTTACTTTTTCTGGTGGTGAAACTGCTGTCGTAGTAAAATCAGATCCACTAACTGGCACATCCTCAATCGCAACAAATATATTTACAAAAGGTAAATACATTAGTCAAGATGGACAACTTTCAGAACTTACAAAAAAAATTCAAGACAGTTTATACTATCAAGATTTTTCTTATGTTGTAAAAGTATCAGAGGCGATAGATAAATGGCGAGATTCAATTAAGAAGGCAGTTCATCCTTCTGGTTTCTTTGTAACTGGAGAAGTGAATATTGCAACAAGACTAGACGCACAAGTTAAACAACCAGTTGGTGCTTCACTATCTTCTGGATTATTCTCTGGCACAGTTGATAGTCCTATCTACATGAGATTAAATACTCTGTTCTCTACATTGTTTGATAGAAGAACAGGTGTTGGTTTACGAAGTATGAGTAATGGTGTTGAGTTAGATGGTAAAACTAAATTATCATCAGCAGTTGCAAGAACAGGTATTGCTATAGAACCTCAAAACGATTACAGAGATCCAACAACAAACACACAGAAAGCAGTAAACTTATCACCAGAAACTACAATGGAACTAGAACAAAGAAATAGAAATAGTTTTTACAGTTTAAATAGTGAACCATTTACTTTAGAAGATGGTACAGGTTTCTTAGCAAAAGAGGATGCTGGATTTGTAGTAGATGAGTTTGGTTACACAGTAAGAGGTGTAAGTGTAAGTAATGGTTTTGCATATGCAGGACCAAGACAAAGAAATTTAAGAGCACCTTTTGAAAGATATGCTCATAATAATGGTATATTATTAGAAGGTCATACTGAAACAGGAAACTCTAATATTAGATTAGAAAACGAATCAGGCGTAATTACAAGTGAATTTGGTATATCTGCAAGCACAACAATAGCAGATTGGGCACAATTAAGATTTTCAGGAACATTGAATGAGAATGTTGACGGAGAAACTATGAGATTAAAAGATTTAGAAGGAACTAATAGTGATTTAGATCATAGAAATAATTTTGCATTTCCTACAGACATCACACAAGAGCCTTCGTAAACTCTTATAAATAATATGAAAGAACATTAAATTAATGGGAAACTAAAATGGCAGCAATAATTACAAACAAATTCAGAATAAATAATGCCGAGCAGTTCGTTGAATCATTTAGTGAAACTGCTGCTACGACTTATTATTTGTTCGTAGGAAGATCGCATTCCTGGGCGACTGATACTGACGGTCAAGGCAGATCAATCAACGAGGGAACTGACGCTTCTCCACCTACACCTAATGATGATGTTTCATCTGAGTTTTATAACTATGATGATATGTTAGGTGCTAAACTACTAACTTCAAGTGATGTGTCTCATGTAATACCAAGAAGAAACTGGACAACAGGCACAACTTACGATATGTATGAACATAATATTAGTTCATCAAACGCCGCTAATAGTGGTGCAACAAATTTATTCGATTCAACATTCTTTGTAATGAACAGCTCTTTTGCTGTTTATAAAGTTATTGAGAATGATGGTGCTACTGCCTCTACAGTAGAACCTACTTCAACATCAAATTCAATTTTTGAAACATCTGATGGATATAGATGGAAGTATATGTATTCTTTAACTTCATCTGAAACTTTGAATTTTATGTCAACTGACTTCATTCATGTATCAACAGATTCTACCGTATCAGCTGCTGCCGTTGATGGTGCGTTAGACACAATCTTAGTTGTTGCTGGTGGATCTAGTTTTACGACATCCTCAGGATCAACCATATCTGCAATCCCAATTCGTGGTGATGGTACAGGTGGTATTGCTTCAGTAACAATTAGTTCTGGTGCGATTGCTACTGCAACCGTAACAACTGCAGGTTCAGGATATACTTTTGCATACATACGAGATGCTGACATTATCGCTGCTACAAATGCTGGTGGTGCTGGATCAGGCTCAAATCTAAATGTTATCATTCCACCAAAAGGTGGTCATGGTTCAGACGCTGTAAAAGAATTAGGTGGTTTCTTTGTAATGTTAAATAAATCACTTGTTGGTGTTGAAGGTACATCAGACATTGGTGTTGGTAACGATTTTAGAAGAATAGGTTTATTAAGAGACCCAACTAACTTTGGAACAACAACAGTTGCAAGTGCAACTACAAGACGACAAATTTTTGCTGTTAAGTTTGCTTCAGTATCAGGAACATTTACTGCTGATGAAGAAATAAATCAGGCATCTACAGGTGCTGTAGGTAAAGTTGTAGAGTTTGATTCTACAAATTTAATTTTATATTACTATCAAACAAGATTCCCAGATTGTGGTGCTGATAGTAATGGTAATCTAACAGCGTTCTCTGGTGCAAATGCAATCACAGGACAAAGTTCAAGTGCAAGTGCAACACCAGATACAAGTAATTCAAATACAGTAAATGCTGTAGAGTTTAGTTCTGGATATGCAAATCCAGAATTAGCATTTGATTCGGGAGATATAATTTATGTTGAAGAAAGAAGTCCTATTACTAGAGCTTCTGACCAAACAGAAAATGTCAAGTTAATTATTGAATTTTAAGTAAAGGAATATAATGCCATCAAAAACTGATTTTAATGTTACTCCTTACTATGATGATTTTAGTGAAGCAAAAAATTTTCATAGAGTTATGTATCGCCCAGCGTTTGCTGTTCAGGCGAGAGAACTAACAACTCAACAAACAATATTACAAAACCAAATAGAAAAAATGGGAGACCATTTATTTCAACATGGCGCTATGGTTATTCCTGGCGAAACACATTTTGATAAAAATTATTATTCTGTCAAACTAACTTCTTTCACAGGAACATTATCTAATTTTATAGGCACCACTCTAACAGGCGGCACTTCAGGCCTAAAAGCAAAAGTAGTTAATGTAGTAGCTACAGACGGTACTGATCCAGATACTTTATTTGTCAAATATAAAAACTCAGGAACATCTAATGATGCTATAGATTTTACTGATGGAGAAACACTAACTAGCGATGCTTCTACTGGTGAAACTGCCGTAGTCGATACCACTTCAATTGGCTCTGCTTTTCATATAGACGCCGGCACTTATTACATTAATGGTTTCTTTGTTGATGTAACAAAACAAACTTTAATATTAGAAAAATATACAGACGCCCCAAGTTTTCGTGTTGGTTTAACAGTCTCAGAAACATTTGTAACATCAACTGATGATACATCTTTACTAGATAACGCAACTGGATCATCAAATGAAAATGCAGCTGGTGCTCATAGATTCAAAATAAATTTAACTTTAGCAAAATTATCATTAACTTCAACTGCTGATTCTAGTTTTGTTGAACTAGCAAGAATAGAAAATGGTAACATTTTAAATAAAATTGTAAGAACAGAATATAATATCCTTGAAGATACTTTGGCAAGAAGAACTTTTGATGAAAGTGGTGACTATTATGTAAACGCATTTGATATTGATATTAGAGAGAGTTTATTATCAGGAACAAATCGTGGTATATATCAATCAGGTGAAAATACAACAAGTGGTCACGCAGCTGCTGAAGATAGATTAGCTATTGGTATGGGTGAAGGTGTTGCATATGTTAAAGGTTATGAAATTAGAAAACTAGGCACAACATTTATCGATATGCAAAAGGCAAGAGATTTTGAAACAGAAAGTGGTGAAGTAGTTAGATTTGCTCAATTACCTTTTGTTAATGTTACAGAATTACATGGCACACCAGATGTTGGGTTTGTATCTGCTGAAACAGAAGTTTACAAAAAAGTTAGACTAGTAGATGAAAAACATTCTACAAGAGGAACAGAACAAACAAATAATGATGGTAAAGTTTTTGATATTGGTCGTGCTAAAACAAGAGGCATAGAACATAATTCAGGATCTGCTTCTGGCGTTTTCATGTCAACTGCTTCTCTTAAAACAACCACTTATAAACATTATCTTTTTGATGTAGTAATGTTCTCTCATCTAAATGTAAGAGGTCCTGCTTCAGGTTCTTTCACAGATGGTGAAACATTAACTGGTGGTACTTCAGGTGCTACTGGTGTAGTAGAAAGTATAACATCATTAGGAACAGCAACAATCACAGGTATTACACAGGCAAATCCACCAGTTGTAACTTGTAGTGGTGGTCATAATTTTACTGAAGGTCAAATAATAAAAATTTCTAGTGTTAGTGGTATGACTGATGTTAATAACAGTTTCTTTACTGTTAAAAATCCATCAGCAACAACTTTCGAATTATTTTCTGAATCAACTACAACTATTCAAAATCCAAGTGCTGTTGATGGCACAGCTTTTTCTACTTATACATCAGGCGGTTCTGCTGAACACACAATCATTATATTATCAAATGTAAAGGGTGAATTTGTTGAAGGTGAGACCTGCACAGGCGGTTCATCTAGTAGCACAGCAGTATTACAATTTGATTCTTATGGTTGTAAAGGTTTTGAAACAAAAGAGTTTAGTCAAACTAAAGGTATTTCCATGGCAGGTAGTCCTGTCTATACATCTAATATAGATTTAACTGAAACTTTTGGTGATGTAAAAGAATTATCAGGAACAATATCTACTGTTGATCCAGACGCTTCGCCTGGTAGTATTATCATGGACGGATCAGATGCAAATGGTACTGATAGTGGTGATTCTATAATTTTAGAGGATGCAACTGAAACAGGTGACGCTGTAACTGCTATAGGTTTAGAAGATCCTATCGACCAGGCAGATGTCATAGTGGGTTCTGCAACTAGATTTTTAAGTGAACTAAAACTTGGAGATCAAATCACTTTTGAAGATGATTCAAATACAACAGTTACAAAGATTGTTCAAAGTATTCATTCAAATACAAGATTAGAAACTGCTACTGGATTAGGAACAACATCAGCAACTAGTAAAATATTCAAAAGACAAAGAACTAAAATGCAATCACCTGAAAATGACAGGTTATTATTTAAATTACCATATGATGTTATTAAGACTTTATTAACTGCTGATAATGATGAGATTAGTGATACAAGTTTTCAAATTAGAAGGCAGTTTGTTGCCTCTCTGTCAAGTTCTGGTCAAGCAACACTAACTGCTGGAACAAACGAAGTATTTGTTGCACACTCTGAGGCTGATGTTACAGTTTCCGTAATGACAAAAGGCGGTAGTGCTACCGAAGGAGAAGTCGGAGATGTTATAACCCTATCAAACTCTGGCGATTATACTCTTGGTGGCTCACCAACAGGAAAAACTTTAACAATAGATTTAGGAAGCACATTCAATAGTAGTAAAATTAAAGTTCTTGCTACAATATCTGCTTCAGTTGTAAGTGCAAAAACAAAAACAAATACAACGGATGAAACAAAAACTGTTGATACACAAGCACTAGCACAAGCAACAACAATTAATCTTGGTAAAGCAGATGTTCATAAATTAACTAGTGTCTTTATGGCTTCTGATTTTAGCACAGCAGCGACAACAAGTGATACAGATATTACATCTAGATTTGATTTAGATACTGGACAAAGAGACAACTTTTATGATGTTGGTAGATTAGTTAGAAAACCTGGTCAAGCAGCACCTACTGGTAGATTATTAATAACTTTTGATTATTTTGAACATGGTGCTGGAAACTTCTTTAGTGTTGATAGTTATTCAGGTTTTGATTATGGATCTATACCAGCATATACTTCAGATGTTACTGGAGAAGTTTTTGAATTAAGAGATCATCTAGATTTTAGACCAAGAGTAGATGACGCTTCAACCATAGACGCAGGTGATGGACAAGATCGACAATATTCAGGCACTGGTGCTTCTACAATAGACTTTGCTAAATTTAATACAAATGTTACTACTGATTTAGAATTTTATCTATCTAAAAAGGCAAGAGTTTTCTTAGCACAAAATGGTCAATTTTTAATTAATCATGGCGAACCCGCTGTTAATCCTGAATATCCTGAATTACTACCAAACGCTATGCACTTATATGATTTATTTTTACCACCATTTACATTTAAGACTAGTGATGTTGATGTTAAAAAAATAGATAATAAACGATATACAATGAGAGATATTGGTCGTTTAGAAGATAGAATAGAAAATATTGAATATTATACTCAACTTTCTTTATTAGAAGCAGAAGCACAAAATATGCAAATACAAGACGCTGATGGTTTTGATAGATTTAAAAATGGTATTATAGTAGATAACTTTACTGGTCACAATATCGCTGATGTTGGTGATGGTGATTACTCAGTTTCAATGGATATGGCACAAGGTGAATTAAGACCCTCATTTAGTCAAGATAATGCAGCTTTATTAGAAATACAATCTGATTTAGAGACATCACCTACTGACGCTTCAAGAACAACTGCAGGTTATCAAAAAACTGGTGACTTAATTACTTTACCATATACAACATTTACACAACTAGAACAGCCATATGCTAGCACAACAGTCAATGTAAATCCTTATGATGTTGTTGTATATAGAGGCAATATTGCATTAGATCCACCAATGGATGAGTGGTTTGATACAGAAACAAGACCAGATTTAGTTATATCTGTTCCTGGAACTTATGATACACTATCTGACCTTGCTAATGAAAAAGTTTTAGATTTAAATTTTGGTACTGTCTGGAATAACTGGAACGATAGCTGGTTAGGAACTGTACAAGATAAGAATAGGAGAACTACGACAAGATACTCTAATGGTAAAAAATTCAGAGTAACTACAGTTGATACAGAGCAAAGAGTAGGTCGAACTAGATCAGGTATTCGTTCATCATTAGTTCCAAATATTGTAAGATCAAGTTTAGGTGATAGAGTTGTAAATGTAACTTTTTCTCAATTTATTAGACAAAAAAATATATCTTTTACTGCAACAGGTTTAAGACCAGACACAAGAGTTTATCCGTTCTTTGATGATGTTGATGTTTCTTCTTTAGTAACACCAACAGGAAGTAGTGCAGGTTCTGCTTTGACAACAGACACTAATGGAAGTTGTTCTGGTGTATTTGCAATACCTGATCCTAAGAGGGATACAAATGTTAAGTTTAGAACAGGTAGAAGAACCTTTAGATTAACAAGTAGTTCTAGAAACTCCTTAACAGGTGGAGGATTAACAACAGCAGCAGAAACAGAGTATGTCGCAAAAGGATTATTAAATACAACACAATCAATTATTCTTTCTACTAGAGAAGCAGTGATTGGTAGAAATGATATTAATGAAAGCACAGTAATTACTCGAAGAGGAACTAGAGATGAATCTGTTGTTGAGATTAGTGAAAGAAGAAATGAACCTGGTAGTGGTGGAGATTCTGGTTCTGAAACTCAAACAGGTGGTTCTATAATAAGAATAGGTAATCAAACAGGTAATGTATTTAGAAATGGTAAATTAACATTTGATAGTAAACCTAATGCACCTGGCGGTGGTCCAGTAGATACAGTTGCCAAAGCAGTAAAGAGTGGTCGTAGAGGAGGACCTCCTCCAAGTTTTTCTAATTCTAGACACCCAGCTAAATCTAGTTGTAGAGGTCAATTTCAAGATCCTGTTGCACAACAATTTAAAATAGATGTTAGAGGCGGTATGTTTATTAGTAGTGTTGATTTATTTTTTGCTACTAAGTCAACAACTATACCTGTTACAGTTCAGTTGAGAACAATGTTTAATGGATTTCCTACAACAGAAGTTATACCATTTGGTGAAATAACTTTACAGCCTTCAGATATTAATATATCAACTGACGCTTCAGAATCAACAACATTTACTTTCCCAAGTCCTGTTTATGTAAAACCAAACCAAGAATATTGTTTTGTAGTTGTAACAAATACAGACGAATACACTATATACACCGCTAGAATGGGACAAACAACTTTAGATGGTTCTAGATTTATTTCAAAACAACCATACTTAGGTAGTATGTTCAAATCACAAAACGGTTCAACTTGGTCTGCTGAACAAAATGAAGATATTAAATTTAAATTAAATGTTTGTGATTTTACAACTAATACAATTGGCACAGTTAGTCTTGTAAATGATGAGTTGCCTACTAGGTTATTACCTAAAACAAATCCTATCTCTACGACAAGTGGTTCTACAACAATAACGATACATTGTCCAAATCATGGTATGCACAGCACATCAGCAAATGTTACAATATCAGGACTTGCCTCTGGAACATACAATGGTATAGCCTCTACAAATATCAATGGTACTTACACGACTATTGGTAATATAAAATTAGATTCATTTACAGTAACAGCGCAAAACTCTGATGCTGCTGACGCAACAGGAGACATAGGTGGAACCGATCAAGTATCTATAACTAGAAATATGTTATATGATGTAATACATCCTGTGATTGGTAGCGTTATACATGACGAAACAGGTTTAACAGCTGAGATGAGAACAACTGGTGGAAGATCATTAGAGGGATCTGAAACAGAATACACTTTAGAATCTGCATCAAAGGCTAGAAAAGTTACAATAAATCATGACTACTACATGACTGCACCAGGAGTAATTGCTTCTGCAATTAACGAAACAAATGAAATGTCAGGTTCTAAATCTTTTGTGATGAATTTATTTTTATTCACACCTAGTCAAAGTCCTAATGTATCTCCAGTTATTGATACAAAGAGACTAAGTTTATTCTTAATTCAAAATAGATTAAATAATCCTGTTGATGGCACAACACCAGACTTTGTTGAAGAAACTACAACAAGTGGTGGTAGTGCAGCTGCAAAATATATGACTAAACCAATTGTACTAGAAAATAATTCAACAGCACTAGACATCAGATTATCAGCAAATGTAAGGTCAACAAGTTCGATTAAAATGTATTATAGAGTAACAGGCGCTGAAGATGTTAGATTATTAGGTGATGTTGCTTGGCGAGCATTCAATGATGATGGTTCTCCAGATTCAGCAGTCTCACCTGCTGTAGATGATGTTACATTTAGAGAACATAAATTTAGTGTTTCTGGTTTACCTGCGTTTACAGCATTTGCATTAAAAATAGTAATGACTGGTACAGTTAGTTCATATCCTCCAATCATAAAAGATATGAGAGGAATTGCTTTGGCAGTTTAGTGTAATGAGTGATACTTTAAAAGTAAAAGGTCATGCACATCTAATTAGAGATTTAAAATCTCAGGCAATCATTAATACAGATTCAGACGCATATGCCAAATACATGGCAAGAAAAATAAAACAAAAAGAAAAAGATGATGAAGTGAGACAAGTGGTTCGTGATGTTAATGAACTAAGAAACGAAATGAGAGAAATAAAAAATTTAATTATAGGACTCAAAAATGGCAGATAGAAGTATAGCAGCAGGAGATACATTAAATAAATTAAGATTTGAATTTAATGGTAGTGCTGAAGATATAGGAGAAATATCAGGCATCACAGGTGCAAGTGGTATTATTGCCAGTGCAACTGATGTTGTTGAAGCTATCACAGCATTGAATACTGATATTACAACCATTTCAACTGACAATCATGTTTTTGGTGGGTCTATTATTTTTGAAGGTGCAACTGACGATAGTTTTGAAACAACTTTAGCAGTTACAGATCCTACAGCAGATAGAACAATCACACTACCTAATGCAACTGGTACTGTTTCTTTGATTGATGCTACAGAAACATTAACAAATAAAACTTTGACAGCACCAACTATAACAAATGGCGTATTTAATACTGCTGTTTCTGGTACTGCTGTAAAAGATGAAGATGATATGTCAAGTGATAGTGCAACTGCTGTGGCAACACAACAAAGTATTAAAGCATTTGTTGAAAACTTAATTGCAGCTCAAGATTTAGATATTGCACCAGATAGTGGCACAGGACAAAGTATTCTTTTACCAAGTGAAACACTAACTTTTTCTGGTGGATCAAATATTGCAAGTAGTGCTACAGGTAATACAGTAACTTTTGCAATATCAGATGTCGTGCAACTCACAGCTTCACAAACATTAACGAACAAAACTTTTACAAGTCCTACAATCAACACATTAACTTTTGCTTCAGGACAATCAACTTCAGGTTTAAATATTGGTGCAAATGGTATTGTATTCGAAGGTGCAACGGCTGACGCACACGAGACAACTTTAACAGCTGCTGACCCAACACAAGATAATACAATCACAATACCTAATGAATCAATCACTTGTGTAACAACAGCAACACACGCAACAAAATCAAATCATATTTCAAGATGTATTGCATTAGGATAGAATAAATAGTAGTATGGCAGATAGATCAGTAGCAGTAACCGACACACTAGAGACATTTAGAACGACCTTCAATTCTCTTGCAGGTGACATAGGAGATATAGCAGATTTACAAAGTGCCACTGGTACGATTGCTTCATCTACTGATGTTGTAGAGGCTGTTACAGCGATGAATACAGAAATCGCTGCTCTCAAAGCAGGCACCTCAGTCTTTGAAACTAAGATAGTTTTCGAAGGTGCAACTGATGACGCAAGTGAAACAACTTTACAAATAACTGACCCAACTGCTGATCGAACAATTACATTACCTAACTTAACTGGTACTGTTTCATTATTAGACGCAACTGAAACACTTACAAACAAAACACTCACAACACCAACACTTACAAGTGCTGTTTTGAATACTGCTGTTTCAGGTAGTGCAATATTAGATGAAGATAATATGGCTTCTGATAGTGCAACACAATTAGCAACTCAACAATCAATCAAGGCTTTTGTAGAAGCACAAATAACTGCTGAAGATTTAGATATCACTACTGATAGCGGCACTATTGCGATTGATTTAGATAGTGAAACACTAACAATTGCTGGAGGAACTGGTATTGATACAACTGGTTCTAGTAATACAATTACAGTAGCAGTGGATAGTACGGTTGCAACATTGACAGGATCACAGACTTTGACAAATAAAACTCTAACTAGTCCTACTATCAATTCACCTACAATTACAAGTTTAACTGCAACAGCATTAAGTTTAACAGATTCTAGTATCGTATTTGAGGGTTCAACTGCTGATGCAAACGAAACAACTCTTACAGTTGTAGATCCTACAGCAGATAGAACAATAACACTACCAAATGAGACTGGAACACTAATAACATCAACAAGTGCAGCTACGAATGCTTTTTCTATTTCAATCGCAGCTGCGTTAGGGTAAGTTGTATAAATAGTAATAATAAGGATATAAAAATATGGCATTATCGAAAATAATAGAAAACTCACTTGCTGATGAAGCAGTATCTTCTGCTAAACTAAAAGACTTTTCAGCTGCTGTTGATTTAAACGGCGTTGAATTAGTTTTAGACGCAGACGCAGATACAAGTATTACAGCAGATACAGATGATAGAATAGATTTTAAAATCGCAGGTGTTGAACACTTTTCTTTCTCTAATAGTTCAGGTGATACTATTATTAAACCGATGGTTGACGCCAAAGATATTAAGTTTCAACAATTTGATGGCAGAACACTTTTAGATATTAATGACGGTGGGTTTGTAGGTATCGCAAACGGTGCTACAAGTTCTGGTGAAATTAGATTTTTTGAAGATACAGACAATGGTTCAAACTATGTAGGTTTAAATGCAGGTAGTATATCTTCATCATTCACATTAACATTACCAACTGCTGATGGTTCTTCAGGACAGTTTCTAAAAACAGATGGTTCTGGTGCTTTATCTTTTGATACGGTATCAAGTGCTGCTGACGATTTAACAACTGGAGACGCTGCTGTTACACTTGCTACTTCAGCAGGTAATATTACAATAGACGCACAAGGCGGCGATACAGATATTATATTCAAAGGCACAGACGGTAGTTCAGATATTACACCAATGACATTAGATATGTCAGACGCTGGTGCTTTATTACTTACTGGTGGTAAAATTGATCTTAAAAACTCAGGTTCAAGATCAAAAATTTTATTTTATTGTGAATCAGGAAATGCACATTTTCAAACACTTCAGGCTGCACCACACTCAGAAAGTGCTTCAAATACTTTAACACTACCGAGCACAGGTGGTGATGTTGATTTAGTTTCAACTGCTTCAACTGCTACACTTACAAACAAAACACTAACAACACCAATAATTGCTGAAATAGATAATAGTTCTAATATAACTTTAGACGCAGGTGCTGATATCATCTTAGACGCTGATGGTGCTGATATTATTTTCAAAGATGGTGGAACATCTATCTTAACAATTACAAATAATTCTACCGATACTGATGTTGACTTTACAGTTGCAACGCAAGATAAAGATATTGTATTTAAAGGCGATGATGGTGGATCAGGTATCACAGCATTGACAATAGATATGTCCGATGCAGGAACTTTGATCGCAAACCATAATTTAGAATTAGGCACAGACGCTTCAGAAATATTATTTGGTACAGATAACGAAGTTAAGATAATTCATAACGCAGACAAAGGATTAATTTTAAAACATACAGCGACTGCTGACGACAAACCTGTTATATTAACATTACAAACAGGCGAAACAGATTTAGCAGCTAATGATGTTATAGGTAAAGTAGAGTTTCAAGCACCAGATGAGGGCACAGGAACAGACGCTGTATTAGTTGCAGCTGCAATTCAGGCAGTTTCTGAAGGTGATTTTAGTGCTTCTTCAAATGCAACAAGTTTAGAGTTTATGACAGGTGCTTCAGAGGCAGCTGCAAAAAAATTAACACTAACAAGTGCAGGACATTTACTACCTGCATCTGATGATGCCCAAGATTTAGGCTCATCATCATTACAGTTTAGAGACATATATACTGGTGACTTAAACTTAAATAACACAAGACACAGAAAAAATGAAGTAGATGGTACTTCTGGTTCATGGACAATTCAAGAGGGTGAAAATGACTTGTATATATTAAATAGATTAAACGGAAAAAAATTTAGATTTAAATTAGAGGAGATACAATAATGTCTTTAATAGTAGCAGGAACAACTTTTACAACTCCACAAATTGTTTTTTTAGGAGAATCAAAATCTAATAGTGCGGCAAGTTCAGCCACAATAGATAATATTTTTTCAGACACCTATCACTTGTATTTCTTTCATGCAGATATATTAGTAGCCACTAGCGGTACTCATGTTACTGCACAATTAGTATCTTCTGGCACAGCAGACACAGATGGATATTATTACTCTTTTCAAGGTTTAGACCAAGCAGGTAATAGTGAATCTGGAGATTCTGCTGGAGCAGCAGCATCATGGTCAATTTCAGGTGCTAATTCAAATCAAAGGGGAGTTCACATACACGGACATATATCTGGTCCTACATCAGGACAAGATAATAATAAAAAGATTTCTTGGGCGTGTGAATCTTTTGATGCTGCTAATAATCAAGCTCATAGAACAGGCGGTGGGTTTCAAACAACATCAAGTGACCACACAGGAATAAAAATTTTCTGTGGTTCAGGAAATATGACACAACATAGCATACAAATATATGGTATAGCAAATACAGAAAGATTTGGAGGATTTTAATGGCATTTAGTAAAAGTGATATAGCACCTGCTTTAGTAAATGGCAGCGAGGTAACTCTATCTGATTCTGAAAAAGACGCTATCGTAACAGAATGGAATAACAATGTAGTTAGTGAATTAAATTTAGCTCTTCTTAATCTAAGAAAAAAAAGAAATAGACTATTGGCGGATAGCGATTGGATGGGTAATTCAGATGTAACAATGACAGACGCATGGAAAACATATCGTCAAGCATTGAGAGATTTGACGAATGGACTAGATACTGTTGATAAAGTAAACTCAGTAACTTGGCCAACAGAACCGTCATAGAACAAGGTATAAATATAGTTAAAGGAAATGAATTAAAACATGGCATATATAGGAAAAGCACCAGTAAACGGATTTCATAAAAAACAATCTTTAACGACTGATGGAAGTACGGTTACTTTCTCATTAGATTTTACTGTTGCAAGTGAAGAAGCACTTATCGTTGTTGTAGGTGGTGTAATTCAAGAACCAAGATCAGCATACAATCTTGCAAGTGGTGGCACTCAAATTACATTTACGGCAGCTCCAGCTTCTACTGATACTGCGTATGTGATTTTTCTAGGAACAGCAATTGTTCAAAATTTAAATAGTGCTGGTGGGGCAGAATTAATTTTAGATGCTGATAATGATACATCTTTTACTGCTGATACAGACGATCAAATAGATATTAAGATTGCAGGTGCTGATGACTTTCAGTTTACAGCAAATAAATTTAGCACACTATCAGGAAGTAGTCAAGAGTTTGCAGATAACTCAGTAGCAAAATTTGGTGCAAGTCAAGATATGACCATCTTTCATGATGGCACAGATTCATTAATTACAAATAAAACAGGCACTATGAAAATAGCAACTGAGACATCAGGCATTGCTGTTACGATAGGACATACAACTTCAGAAACAACTGTCGCTGATAATCTAACAGTAACAGGTAATTTAACAGTTGGTGGCACTACAAGTTTTGGTGATTTCGATATTACAAATGTAGGTAGTATCGCTCTTGATAGTATTACAAATGATGGCACAGATATTACTTTAGATTCATCAAATGATATTGTCATAGACGCTGAAGGTGGTAATATAGAATTTAAAGATGCAGGTACTTTACAACTTACTTTAGATATGGATGGCACCGCAGGTGCTCAAGTTATAAAACTTGGTGTTGATTCAGATGATTTAATTTTTCAACAATTTGATGGCAACGAAGTAATCAGAATTGGTGATGATAGAAGATTATATTTCTTCGATAAAGGTGGAGAGTATATCGTTGGCGATGGTACAGATTTAAGTATATTTGCTAGTGCAGATATTAACATACCTGCAAATGTAGGATTAACATTTGGTGATGATGGCGAAAAGATTGAAGGTGATGGAACAGATTTAACTATTTCTGGTAATAATATTAATCTTACTGCTACAGCAGATGTTGTAGTTCCTGCAAATGTAGGAATCACTTTTGGTAGTGGCGAAAAAATCGAGGGTGATGATACAGATTTAACTATTACATCAGGTGCAAAAATTAATTTAACTGCAACTTCAGATGTTCACATACCTAATAATGTAGGTATCGTATTTGGCGGTGATTCAGAAAAGATTGAAGGTGATGGTACTGATATGACCATTAGTGCTAATAATTTAACAATAGATGCCGCTGCTGATATTAGTTTTGATGCTGCTGGTAATGATTTCAAGTTTCTTGCTGGTGGTACTGAAATACTTAATATTACAAACAGTTCAAGCGATGTTGTTATCAAACCGATCGTTGATGCCAAAGATATTATCTTTCAACAAAGAGATGGTACTGAAGTTGCAAGAATAGAAGATAATGGAACATTCAATGTAGTTACTGACAAATTAGCAATCAATGGCACAGCAGTTACATCAACTGCAGCTGAATTAAATAAATTAGATGGTGCTGGTACAATAAAACAGGCAGGAAAAGAAACTATATGGGTTCCTTCAACTGCTATGACACCAACTGCTTCAAATGGTTGCGCTGCTATAGCAACAGTTGAAACAACATCTGGCAGACCTGATATGAATGTTTTAGATTTTGATAAAGATTCAGATGAGTTTGCTCAATTTGCTGTTGCTTTTCCTAAATCATGGAATGAAGGCACGGTTACTTTTCAATTTTACTGGTCTGGAATTGCAGCTACAACAGGTGTTGCTATGAGCTTACAAGGTGTTGCTTTTGCAGATAATGATTCTATTGATACTGCATACGGAACAGCAGTTGTCGTGCAAGATAATGCTCAAGGTGCTGTAGAAGAACTGTTAGTATCTGCTGAAAGTAGTGCGATTACTATTGCTGGTTCACCAAGCACCGATGAACTTGTTTATTTTAGACTTGGTAGAGATGTTTCTGATAGTAATGATGACATGGCAGGTGATTGTAGAATACATGGTGTTAAGTTATTCTTTACTACTGACGCTGCTAATGACGCTTAAGAGTATTAAAACATGAGTTTTGGATATCAAATTTTAGGTTTTGGTGCTGGAGGCTCGCCGCCTCCAACTATATCTTCTATATCTGGTAAAATTTTAGTAGGCAGTGCTTCTAACTTAACATTAGCTGGCACAAATTTTGGAACAGCTAATTTAGTTGTAAAATTTGTTCAGGCTTCTGATTCAATAAGTGAAACTGTCTCAGTTACTCCAACAAGTTTAACAAACTCTGGCGCAGTTGCTGTTCCAGCTGCGGTTTATAATAATGTAACTGCTGGTAATGCTGTTGATATATCAGTTACAAACGAATTTTCTAAGGAATCTACTGTTACACAAACAACTGCTCTAGGATTACCAACTGGCGGTAATATTACTACAAGTGGTAATTTCAGAATACATACATTCACATCTTCAGGAACATTTGGTAATACTATCGCAGACTTACAAACACAATTCTTAGTTGTTGCTGGTGGCGGTGGTGGTTCACAATCACAACACGCAACTGGTGGGGGTGCTGGTGGTGCTGGAGGTTATCGTTGTTCTGTGTCAGGTGAAAATTCTGGTGGGGGTGATTCTGCTGAAAGTGCTCTAACACTATCTACAGGAAATAAAACAGTTACAATTGGAGGTGGAGGTGGAGATCGAACAGATGGTTCAGACTCCGTTTTCGATTCAATCACATCTGATGGTGGTGGTAAAGGTGGTGGTTATCAAAGAGTTTCAGGTGGTAATGGTGGATCAGGAGGTGGTGCTGCTTTCCAAGCAGGCGCTGGTTCTGGTACATCTGGTCAAGGATTTAATGGTGGTTCCGCTACTACTGGTGGCGGAGGAGGAGGCGGAGGTGCTGGTGCTGTAGGTGGCAACTCAGGTGGTAATCACTTAGGTGGTAATGGCGGCACAGGTGTTTCTTCTTCAATCTCAGGTTCTAGTGTGACCCGTGCTGGTGGAGGTGGAGGTGGTTGTCATAACGGTTATGGTGGATCTCCAGATTCAGGTGACGGTGGTTCTGGTGGAGGTGGTCGAGGTTCTGCTAGAGGTGTGAATGGTGGCGATACTCCAATAAGTGGTTCAGCTAATACTGGCGGTGGTGGAGGAGGACCTATTGGTGATAGTTCACAAGGTGGTGCATCAGGTGGTTCTGGAATAGTAATAGTTAGATACGATTTAACAGCGATATAGGAGATATAATGGGACATTTTGCAAAAGTAAATAGCGGAACAGTTGAAAAAGTAATAGTTGCAGAACAAGATTTTATTGATTCTGGTGCGGTTGGTAGTCCAAGTGATTGGGTTCAATGTTCTTACAACACACGAGGTGGTAAACACTATGAGCCAAACTCTGGTTATAGTGTAGAGAGTTCTGATCAATCAAAAGCACTGAGAAAGAATTACCCTGGACCAGGTTATAAATATGATGGTACTGGATTTTACATGCCACAACCTTATGGATCATGGACTTTGAATAGCACAACTTATCTATGGGAACCACCTATTGCTAACCCAAATACTGGCACTACATTATATAAATGGAATGAAACTCTTTATCAATCAGACAATACAAAAGGTTGGGAAGAAGTATAAATATAGTTATAAATATAGTTAAAGGAAACACATGGCACTATCAAAAGCAACACTTATCGATCTAAATTCTAATGAATTAATACTTGATTTAGACGCTGATACAAGTATTACAGCAGATACAGACGATACGATTCATATTAAGATTGCAGGTTCTGATGAATTAACTTTGACTGCTACTGCGATTGCACCATCCACAAGTGATGGTCAGGCACTAGGCACAAGTTCATTGATGTTTTCTGACTTGTTTCTTGCAAGTGGTAGTGTATTAAATTTCAATAATGGTGATGTAACTCTTACTCACGCTTCAAACCTTTTAACACTTGATGGTGGTTCTTTAGACTTAGATGGTGAAGCATTAATTTTAGATACTGATGGCGATACTAAACTTGTAGAGAGTGCTGATGATGTCATAGATTTTCAGTTCGCAGGTTCAACATCTACACCTACACAATTTGGTGCTGGCTATATATCACTTAAAAACCAAGGTACAAGATCATACATAAGATTTTATTGTGAGAGTTCAAACGCCCACTATACAGAATTAAGAGCTGCAGCTCATAGTGATTACTCTGGTAATGTTCAAGTAACTTTACCTACAACTGCAGGTACTCTTGCCACACTAACAGGCACAGAAACATTTACAAATAAAACATTAACAACACCTGTTATCGCTGAAATAGATTCAGGTTCTACAATCACACTAGACGCAACAACTGATATCGTGTTAGACGCTGATGGCGGCGATATCATTTTCAAAGATGATGGCACGACAATTGCTACATTTACAAATAGTTCTACTGACTTAATTATTGAAACAGCAACCTCAGATAAAGATATTATATTTAAAGTAAACGATGGTGGTTCTTCTACTGAAGTCGCAAGATTTGATGGTGATGTTTCATCATTTAAAATGGCTTCGGGTAAAAAGATTATGTTGGGTGCTGCTGAAGAAACAATTTCAGGTGATGGTACAGATATAACCTTTGAAGTAGGATCAAGTGGTGATATAAACATACCAGCAAATATAGGTTTAACTTTTGGTGATGATGGTGAAAAGATCGAAGGTGACGGAACAGACTTAACAATTTCAGGCAACAACATTAATTTAACTGCTACAGCAGATGTTGTTGTGCCAGCGAATGTAGGCGTTACATTTGGTTCTGGTGAGAAAATAGAAGGCGATGATACAGATTTAACAATCACTTCTGGTGCTAAAATTAATCTTACTGCAACAAGTGATGTACATATACCGAATAATGTAGGTATCGTATTTGGTGGTGATAGTGAGAAGATTGAAGGCGATGGCACAGACATGACCATTAGTGCTAATAATTTAACAATAGATGCCGCTGCTGATATTAGTTTTGATGCTGCTGGTAATGATTTTAAATTTCTCGCAGGCGGTACAGAGATACTTAATATCACGAATAGTTCAAGTGATGTAGTAATCAAACCGATTGTTGACGCAAAAGATATCATCATACAACAAAGAGATGGCACTTCATTAGTAGAATTTAACGATGGTGCTTACAGTAAATTTACTGCGATGGCATACAATCCAGAAGCAACACTCACAGATGCTTCAACTATTTCTTGGAATGTTCTCACTTCTCCTGTTGCAAAAGTAACATTAGGTGCAAATAGAACATTAGGTGCTGCTTCAGGTAGTCAGGCAGGACAGTTTGTATCTTTACTTGTAATTCAAGACGGCACAGGTAGTAGAACATTATCATTTAATGCTGTTTATGAGTTTAAAGATGATACAGCACCAACATTAACAACAACAGCTGATAAAGGCGACTTGTTTGTATTTAGATATAATGGAAGTAAGTTTTTAGAAGTTGGTAGAAATCAGAATTTAACTTTATCATAGGAGATATAATGTTTGCAATAGTAGAATCAGGATCAATTACATCAATGCCAAGAGGCAATAAAGGTGTAGAAATAAATGGTGTAAAACACCCAGCTTCTATATTCACACTATGGACAGAAAGTGAAAGAAATGCTATTGGTGTTTACACGATAGAGATTGATGAAACAAATAAAAAAGATGAAGAATATTATATTAACACTAATATAACTTACTCTTATGATTCATCAGCAAACAAAGTTAAAGGTGTTTATGGTACAGCAACTGCTAAAGCTATCGCAGATACTAAGTGGACACAAAAAGAAATAGATGATGGTGACGCACCATCAGGCGCTGATACAAACACGGTAAAAGATGAAGGATTAAAAACAATTAAGAAAAGAATGATAGATAATCAATGTGCAGAATTACTCGCACCTAGTGATTGGATGTATATCAAAGCAGGTGAAGAAGGCACAACAATGGATTCAGGATGGAAAACATGGCGTGCTTCCGTTAGAACTAAATGTAATTCAATGCAAACACAAATAGACAATGCAGCTGATGTTGATGCCCTTGCTGCTTTATTCAAATACACAACGACAGACGGAGTAACATCAAGACCATTAGGTGAGTTTCCAATTAAGGAGTAATATAATATGGTTTTCCCAATAACAGGCGGAACACAAAGTACAGGTTTATACGAAGTAGAAAATTCACTTAGGTTTAATGATGATGATAGTCCTTATCTAACTGAAAGACCCGCTTCCGGTAATAGAAAAACTTTTACTTTTAGTACATGGTTTAAAAGGGGCAATCTAAAATCAAGTGGAGAAAATTTTTTATTTGGAGGTTCTTCTGATGGCTCTTCTGACACTACTGAATTTAAACTTCAAAATGATAAACTTACTTTCATAATTTTTGATGGTTCATCTAATACTTCTTACATAAGAACTAATGCTGTGTTAAGAGACCCAGCAGCATGGTATCATGTTGTTTTTAGAATAGATTTAACTCAAGCAACAAACACAGATAGAATCAGATTATATATTAATGGGGTTTTACAAACATCTCTTGACCAAACTACTTACGATGGACAAAATAATGATAGTTTTATGTCTTTAAATAATGGTTATCATAGAATAGGTGCAGACCCAAGAACAGCTGCAAATTTCTTTGATGGATACATGGCAGAAACTTATTATATAGACGGTCAATCATATGACCCAACATACTTTGGTGAATTTAATGATGACGGAGTTTGGGTTCCTGTAGAAAAAAATAAAGGAGCAGGAGGCACTATAACTTTTGGAACTAATGGTTTCTATATGCAGTTTCAACAAACAGGAACAAGTGCAAACTCTAGTGGTATGGGTGCAGACACATCTGGTCAAGATAATCATTTTACACCAACTAATCTTGCAGCCATAGATGTAACAGAAGATACACCAACAAATAATTTTGCTACATTTAACTCTATTTTTCAAAATAATAATACATATTTTTCTGGACCTGCAACATTAAGAGAAGGAAACACAGGAGCAACTGGTGTTAATACTGAAGGTAATGTGTCTACCATAGGACTTACTCAAGGAAAATGGTATTGGGAAGTAAAAATTGTAAATAGAGTTTCTAATGATTTAAACATTAATATTATAAATATTGGTGATAATACAGGCACTTTAGCGGCTTCCGTGCAATGGCAATCACAAGATGATTTATATGTTAATGGAAGTAAAACGGCAGACTTAAATTCTTTTACAGATGATGATATAATTGGAGTAGCTTTAGATTTAGATTCTAGTACCCCTAATGTAAAATTTTATAAAAATGGAACAATAGAAAATAGTGGTAATGCCATAAATTTTGCTGCAAGTGATAGAGATAATGGAGTAATATTTGCATCAGTTGGTATAGAAAATACATCAGATGATGCACTAATTAATTTTGGCAATCCTGCCTTTAGCATATCAAGTGGCAACACAGACGGCAAGTATGGTAACTTTGAATATGCACCACCATCAGGATATTATGCAATATGTAGTAAAAGAATAGCGGAGTTTGGATAATGGCTTATACAACAATAGACGACCCTTCAGCACATTTTACAACTACTTTGTACACAGGTAATGCAAGTACAAATGCCATAACTAATAGTGCAAATGCAGGTGATTTTCAACCTGATTGGGTTTGGCTTAAATCTAGAAGTTCTGCAACACATCACAGATTGTATGATAGTTCTAGAGGTGCTTTAAAAAATATAATATCAAGTGCTGCTAATACAGAGGCAACTACAGCAAATAGTTTAACATCTTTTGACAGTAATGGATTTACTTTAGGTAGTGATGATAATTCAAATCAAAACTCTAAAACCTTTGTGGGTTGGCAATGGAAAGCTAATGGTGGAACTACATCATCTAATAGTGATGGAGATATAACTTCTACAGTACAAGCTAACACCACAGCAGGATTTAGTATTGTACTTTTTACAGGTAATGCAACAGCAGGTCAAACTGTGGGTCATGGTCTTGGAGTTAAACCAGAAGTAATATTTGCAAAGAATAGAAGTAATGGTAATAACTGGAACTGTTATGTAGAAGCTACTGATAACACTGGAGACAATACTCTTACTTTAAATGGCACTGGTGCTAAAAGTGATTCTTTTAATATGTGGAATGATACTGCACCTACAAGTTCTGTAATCACTTTAGGAGATAGAAATGAAACAAATGGTAGCAGTCATAACATGGTTTTTTATTGTTTTCATTCTGTAAAAGGTTATTCAAAGTTTGGTTCCTATGTAGGTAATGGTAATGATGATGGAACATTCATTTATACAGGCTTTAAACCAGCTTGGTTTTTAGCTAAAAGATCAGTTGGCGGAACCAGTCATTGGACTATGTTAGACACTACAAGAAATCCTTTTAATCTTGCTGAAAGTTATCTTCATGCTAATGAAACGAATGTAGAGAATACTAATAATCAAAAAGCTGATTTTTTATCAAATGGTATTAAACTTCGCTCTACTAACAGACACAATAATTCTGGAAGTACATTTTTTTACATGGCATTTGCAGAACACCCATTTGTAAGTAGTGGGGGAGTACCAGTTACTGCAAGATAATGAGTATAAATAGTTATAAATATAATATAAATATAAGAAAAGGATAATAAAATGGCTAACGATTTTAAAAGATTTTGCACACCAGATATCAGTAATAGTAGTAATACAACAATTTACGCTGTGCCTGCTGGTTCAGGAAGTGCTGCTCTAGAATCAATCGTTATTGGTATTACCTGTGCAAATAAATCAACCTCGGGTGTAACAGTAGATATTTTCATAGATAACGAAGATGGATCGAATGATGTCTTTATCGTGAAAAATGCTAGTATTCCTGCAGGCGCTTCACTAGAAGTGATGTCAGGAAATAAACTAGTATTACAAAACGATGGTTCAAACGGAGATAATTTAGAAGCTCTTGCTAGTGCTGCTAGTGCTGTAGATATTACAGTATCAGTATTAGAAGATGTATAAAAGGAAATAATTAATGGCATATATTGGACAACCACCATTTCAAGATTTTACATCTGTACCTACAAAAGATTCTTTTACAGGTGATGGATCAACAACAACTTTTGATTTAGCGAATGATGTAGTTCGTGGTGCAGAAAACGCCTTAGAGGTTTTTGTTGATAATGTAAGACAAGAACCTGGCACTGGTAAAGCATTTACATTAGGTGTCGATGGTAGTAATAACTTTAGAAGAATAACTTTTAGTGCTGCTCCAGCAAATGGCGCTTCAATCTATGTTATCAATGATAAAACAAATCTTACAGCAATCGCACCACTCAACACAGATTTTAATGGTGCAGAGTTAGTCTTAGACGCAGACGCTGATACAACTTTACACGCAGACACAGATGATGAAATAGATGTAAGAGTTGGCGGTAATGATATTATCACAATCAAACATTCTAGTGGCGATGGTATTTTACAAATACCAGTTGACGCAAAAGATTTACAATTTTTACAGGCCGATGGTTTTAAAGTTGCAGAAATAAATGATGGAGGGTTCTTAGGTGTAGGTGGTAATAGTAATGCTGCTGGTGAAATAAGAATTTTTGAAGATACAGATAATGGATCAAACTATGTAGGATTTTCAGCACCAAATGTAACAACGAGTAGAACTTATATTTTTCCTGCTGCTGATGGTAGTTCAGGAACACACTTAACAACAGATGGATCAGGAAACTTATCTTGGTCAGCTTCACTCACTCTCGCAAATGATTCAAATAATAGAGTTGTAACAGGCACAGGTTCAGGATTAAATGGTGAAGCAAACTTAACATTTGACGGTTCAACTTTAGATGTAACAGGTGCTATAACAGCAAGTGGTGCAATAACAGGTTCATCAACTGTGCAAGGAACAACAATAACTGCTACAACAGCATTTGTTCCTGACGCTTCTGATGGTGCAGCTTTAGGCACAACAGCATTAGAGTTTTCAGATTTATTCTTGGCAGATGGTGCAGTAATTAATTTAGGTAATGACCAAGATGTTACACTAACTCATGTTGCTGATACAGGTGTTTTATTAAATGGTGCAAGTGTTATTCAATTTAGAGATTCGGGTTTAACAATAGGCTCAAACGCTGATGGTGATTTAGATATAGTTTCAGACGGCACTGCCGTAGATTCAATTAATATAGAATCTGCTGGTGGTATTACATTAGATGCTGGTACGGCAGGTAGTGGTATTATCTACGAAGATGATGGCACAGAAATGATGAGAATACATAACAGTTCAAGTGATGTTATTCTAGAATCAAAAGTTTCTGATAAAGATATTATATTTAAAGTAAATGATGGTGGGTCATCAACTGAAGTGTTTAGAGTAGATGGTGATGTTTCTGCTTTATTAGTTGCTTCAGGTAAAGAATTAAGATTCGCAGATTCTGGTGAAAAGATTTCAGGTAATGGCACAGACTTAACACTTAACTCTGGTGCTGACATCAACTTAACAGCAACAACTGATATTAATATACCTGCGAATGTAGGATTAACATTTGGCGATGACGCTGAAAAGATTGAAGGCGATGGTACCGATCTAACTATCTCTGGTAATAATATTAATTTAACAGCAACTGCCGATGTTGTAGTTCCTGCAAATGTAGGTATAACATTTGGTAGTGGAGAAAAAATTGAAGGCGATAACACAGATTTAACTATTACATCAGGCGCTAAAATCAACTTAACAGCGACAAGTGATGTACACATACCTAACAATGTAGGTATCGTATTTGGTGGCGATAGTGAGAAGATTGAAGGTGATGGTACTGATATGACCATCTCAGCAAACAACTTAACAATAGATGCCGCTGCTGATATTAGTTTTGATGCTGCTGGTGATAATATTAGATTAAAATATGAC